ATTTAACCGGCACTAAGTTTTTGTGCAACAGTTTGCAGCGCCTTATGCGAATCAGTGACTTGCTTAATGGCTGCAACTATTTGCGGATTGGTAAGAACGCCCAATGCTTTTGCATCCTTCGTCATCTCTTTCGATATATTATGCATCTTTCCAAGGTGGCCATGGAAAACTGCGGAGGCTTTTGCTGCGCCGGCGGCGGCCTCTCCTGCTGCCTCGGCCTCTCCTGCACCAGTGGCTGCGGTATCAGCAAACTCGCCGGCGTGGCCAGCTAGCTTTCCCATTCCTGCAGCGCCAAGACCCTTTTGTGCCATTTTGCCCGCTTTGCCCAGAGCGCGGTATCCGGCACCCTTAGCCTTTCCTTTTAATTTCTCGATGCCGCCAGCGGCGCGTCCTGCAAGCTGTCTAAGGGCACCTTCATCGATTTCTCCATTTTCAATCATCAATTGAATTTCTTCGATTGCCATTTGTTTTAATTGTGATTCTGTAACTTTCATTTTTTATTCCTTTTTTAGGTTGCTGGTGTTACGTCTGGTGCTGTGGTGGCGTCTACGTCACCAGCATCGCCCGCCATGTCTCCTAGCTTTTGGGTAAGCAGCGGCATAAGAGCATCCATCAGCATTTTTTGAACTGCTGGATTTTTAAGGGCTGTCATAATTCCAGCCACTATTGGATTCTCGTTCAGCAGTTCTGCTTCCTGCAACGAAGCAGACTCTTCCGCTTTTACGCTCTCCAACTCTTCCTTAATAATTCTTTCTAAATCTCTTCTTGATACTTTCACTGTAGCTAGCTCCCTTTGCAGCATCGTCGGACTGGCTGCAGCATCCATTTATTTGTCCAAAAGTTATTCATTTTTTACCTCTACTGTTTTAAAAAGTTTAATACCTTCGTCTCCGAATGTCATATTTAATATATATGATGTTCCCGAAGAGACGCATCCTAAAATAATAAAATTGTCAACAGATACATCAAAACTAAATAGTTCTGTAAACGGAGAAAGAAACATTAAAAGTGCGCCTACCCAAAATCCCATGCACATAGGGCATTTGAATAGTTCTCCCAGCTTTCCTTCTGTGGGGCGCCACCCATTAAAAATGCTGCCATACACTAATATTTGAGTTAGGCCGTAAGCTGCTAGTATAAAATATAAAAGTTCCATTATTCTGCCACTGCTGTTGCTTTGGCTGCGCCGATGGCCAATTGGCCGGCTCTTTGCTTTGCGGTTTGTTTTGCGGCACCTTTCTCAATTTGGCCAGCTTTTTTACCTGTGCCGCCGGCTAGCCCGCGATTTGCAAATTTCTGTTTTAAAAAGTCTTCTAAAACCTTATTAACATCAAATTGCATTATGGGAGTATTATCTGGAATATTTTTCAATTGCTTTGACAAATGATTAATGAAAGAATTTTCAATTCGATCATCTAGTATTTTTGAGTATTCATCATCAATATTAAAAGCATCCAAATACGGATTCTTTTCTGTTTGTTCATCTGGTAATTTAGCAGCCATAGCAAGCTTGCCCACATCTTTCGCAGCTATAACCGTTTTCAAAAGAGTGGTGGCCATACCTGTCCATCCTAAAGTCACTAAATTCATCTTAGCTTTTATCGCATCTGCTCCAGCGTCCTTGGCAATCTTGCCCATTTCAACTTGTCTTTTTAAATCAATAATACTTTGAATATGTCGTTTAAGGTCTCCAAATGTATTTATCTTCTCTGGGCTCTCTGCTTGCGCAGGGGCTGCGGCGGGTTTTGCCGGCGCTGTGGCCGGTTGTGCTGGTGCTGCGGCTGGGGCGGCTGGCTGTTGGGTGTTGGGTGTTGGCTGCTCATTAAGAAAGCCTTTCCAATTCTCCATTATCAATTTCATTTCAGACATTGTATGTTTCCTAAATCGTATATAAATAATTCAATGCATAAGGATCTCTAACAAAGCCCTTTTTAATAGAACCTTGATCAACTTTCTGTGGAACATCTCCAAGTTCTGTAGAATCTTCCTTGTCTGGATGTAGAAGTTCTTCGTCGTCCATTGAAATGATTGCTTCAGTTGCCTCAAAATATGGACGCTCTTCGTCAATAAATCTAGAAATATTAATAAGAGCCATCTTTGGAGTGCTTAAGTCTTCAGAAGAAGCTTGTTCCATGTCGGCTTCTAAAGAGCCGTAAAAAGAGCCGGCATGAATCGATTCGGGAATCACAAGGCCTTTCTTGTGAAGAAAAGTAAATAATCTATTTTGGGCGCCATATACCAAATCGGACATTGTTTCTTTTGGAAAAGTTATAACTTTGTTTTTCCCTGCAGATAAAACAATATCAATATCACCATGATCGAAAATCATAAGATCACCGCTCATACTCTTACGAACATTTAAATCTAATGTAACTTTAGCCGAAGTGGGCTTACCAACTTTAACTGTTATCGGCATTGGGATAGATTTCCTTTACAAGTTTTTGTGTTTTCATAATCGTCAAAAGAACCTTTTCATTAACATCTTCTTTTGCAAATGAATTTAAACGCTCAATAACGCTTTGTGTTTTGTTAAACATCTCTGCGTCTTCTTTAATCTCGCTTATCTTCTTTGCTTTCTCTAGTTGTTCTTTAAGTCTTGGGATCTCTTCATTTAAAAACATTTTAAGCTCCAGGGCATTATCAGCAAACGAAGAAACATAATAAGTTAAAAGCTCCTTTTGTTCTTTTAAAAGCTCAGTATCGTATTTTTGATTAAATTTATTAGCAAACGTTTTATAAACTATGGCATCAATTTGTTCATTGTCTTCGGCCTTCTCTGTTTTGATAAGCATTCTCCGAATTATTTCATTTTCTAAAATAACTCGATTTTTTGGTGAAATCTTATCAGAAAAAATTTGCATAATGGTAGCCAAAGACTTATAATTTGGGACAAAATTTCCAAACACAGAAGGCGAAGTTTCTTTGTTCACATCATGAATAAGTTTTGTTTGTTGTTTAAACAACCCAGTGGGGTCAATAAGTCTTTTTTGAAGTTTAACTTCTTTCAATATCTTTTCTGCTGTTAACCTATCCAAATTTTGGCTTTCGCATAAAGAACGATAACAATCTAGATCCTTTTTTAAAATACTTCCAGGTTTGAAATACTTTTTTATTACTCTGATTGTTTTATCTCTTCTTTTTGAATCGTTTTTTAAGATTGCAACAGTAGCTTCTTTAACAAGAGCTTCGTAAACAAATGCTGTATTACGTTTCTTGTTGTGTTTTGTCTTCATTTTTTTGCTCCGTTATTAAGTCCTTGCTCTCCAGTTCTTTAAGTAGATTACGAACAGATGCGGTAACTGTAAACAATTGCTTTTCCTCTGTTTGTTCTCTCAAACTATAAATAGATTGGTCTTCCTCGTAAATACCACTCGCGAGTCCGTCCATCTTGACTAATGATTTAAGATCACTATATCCAGGCAGTATATTTCTAATAGTGCTGCTTCCTTTTTCGCGTGCATACTTAGCAGCATATGAACGAGACCTGGCTCCATTTGGTCTTTTATCAACATTCACAGGATGATAAATTTTGCCCTTGGCGCCAGGTGTTAAGCGCGGTGCTTTGCGCGATCCTGGGGGAACTGCAAGAAGTGTAGGCTCTTCTCCAGCGGGTTCTGGGGCTTCAGGGGCGCCGGCTTCAGCAGCAGGCATCTCTTCGGGGCCGGCCATTTCAGCGCCCAGATCACCACCCAGATCGCCGCCCATTTCACCGCCCATAGGGGCGGCTGCAGCTGCACCTTCTGCTGCGGCAGCTTCGGCAACTTGCTGTAATGCCGCATCATGAATACGATCATAGTACATCTCCCTCTGGTTTCTAATAAACTCTTCATGAGACATTCCGAACATATGTTCAGCGACCCATCGGCGTGAGAAATAGCCTTCCGTGGCACCACCGGCTGTATCAAACTTCATTTTCCAGTGCTCAAGCTCTTGGAGTTCTGCGATCTTGGAAGGGTTATTTAAGCTCAAAGAAAAACTCAATAGATCATCCCCCCTAAACCCCAAAGTATAAAGATGAATAATTCCTATCTTTGTTAGTTCCGCTATTACAACACGCTGAAGGCGTTGAATAGTTCTAGCGAAGCGAATATCTTTTTGAGCTAATGTAGTTTTATCTTCTTCGGCGCCCTCTCCCATGGTGAGATATGACTGTGGAATTTTAAGTGCAGAAAATAATTTATCGCGAAGATATTTGATATCATCAATTTGCGTTGTATTCGCACCGCCTGCAAGGTTTGTAATATCTGTTGCAGAACCAGCGCGCACAGGAATAAAATAATCTTCTTCAATACTCATTGGATTATAACGAAGATCAATTCTGCCAGTAGAAGGATCCACTACTGAATGTCGTTTAAGCTGAGTAACAATTTTTTCCATATATTGTTCAACATCTTGCGGAGGAATCGCGCCAACATCAATCTTAAACAGCCTTCTTTCGGAAGATCGAATAACGCGATATGCCATCATAGCATCTTCCATAAGTGTTAGCTGACGCCAGATGCGGCGGGCCGGCTCTAGAATTGATGTACCATAAGGGGCATACTTGTCGTTTCCTAAAATACGAAAATGAGAAACCTGCCAGTTCTCAAATGTCATGCCGGCAGAATTCCATTGATACTGGACATAATTCGGATTCGTGCTATCCATTCCTTCTAGTCTTTCAACTTCTTGAGGAGGCAAAGCAATAACCGACTTGACGCCATACTTTTCATCAATATCCAAATACAAAAAGAAGTCGCCATACTTAGACATCGTGCGGCACCAACCAAATAAGTTATATTCAAGATTTAAAATACTACTATAAAGCACATCCAGAACGGCTCTCAATTCTTCGTTGGGACATTTAATGTTAAGCATCGGCCGAAGCTCTGAATAAGTTGTCATCTCGTCTGCATAAATATCCATTGTAGAAGCAATCTCTGGCGTATATTCCATCTGATCAAAATCAATGTATCTTTCAGAACGTCGCTGGTTAGAAATAGCATTAGACGCAATTACGTCTAAGGGGTTGTATAGCGTCTTCTTAAACTGCTGACCTGAAGCAGTTCTAAAACGAGAAGAAAACTTATCTAAATGTTGTCTTCTAATTCTGCGGCCAGACTGAGACCGATAATTAATAATCGGACCAGAAAAAAGCCGTGTTAGGGCTTTAAATAAATCAGACTGCGGGTTGTGGGGGTTCTTTCCTTTAGGTGGCATTTATTTTCTCACTTTATAATCCAGTTAAATTGTTCATACATTTGTTTCGCATCATCCATTTTATCAAGAATGTTATCTTTTTTGTAGCCCTCTTGTCCTCTTATCTTCGTATTAAATGAAGTCTTCGTTGTTTTTATAGCACTTAAAAATGCTTTTTGGTAATTTAGATCTCGCGCATTTGCTTGAAGTGCGGTATCACGCACCCAACAGCCGATGGCAAGAGCCATAATCAAATCATCGTGATAGCTTTTCATAGCTTGTGGCTTGCCATTTTTCCAAATAAAAGTTTTCATTTCGTTTACCAATCGTGAAGAA